AGCAATATTCGAACCCGGACTAGTAAGAGCGTTTGATAAATATCGAAGAGGACCCGTAGCATATTTTTGTAAAAGATTTGGATTTTTATATATAAAGCGCCTTTTCCCGTATAATTAGGATTATATCCCCACTTCTTTTCCATTTTAAGAGCATCATCAAAAGAAACATTTTTATAAAAATGTTTTCCAAGTTTATCTCCTTTCCACGCCCAATCTTTTATTTTTTTAAAATGTTTAACTTTTTTCTTTTTTGTTTTTGATTTTTTAGAAATCCATTCTTTATGGGCTTTTATGTCAGCTGCTTTTTTGGCTGCTGCTGCCGCTACTGCTAATTCTGCTGCTGTGGGACCTGAATGGGGTTTAGGACCACCTCCGCCTCCGCCTCCGCCACCGTCTCCGCCTCCGGCGCTAACATGGCCTGAAGCTATATTTTCTGCTCGACTTGCATAAGGATTTCCTCCTCTATCTCCTGCACCTTGTCCATAGGCACCGGAAAAATATCTTTTTCTAAAATGATTTGAGATTCCACCGGTTGCATACTCTTCTTCCCATCTTTTCGCAATTTCAGGATGGTTAGCGTGTAAATATCGTCTTTGCTTTTCAGATTGGAAAGGCATTAGCTTTTAGGGCCTTTAAGTGTCTTAACGTCCTTACGTTTCATCACATCAGAACGCATTTTCGCTTGATTTGACATTTTTTGTTTTTCAAGTGACGTTGCGGCACGAAGTAGAGCTAACTCTTCATTTTGATCCATTTTATCTTCTTGAATATCTTTATTCATCAATATTTTACTTTTATCTATGTTAATTCGCGCTTCATCCTCTTGTTGTTTTCTTAAATTGTCTTGAGCCTTCAAATCTAGCTCTCTAGCTCTTAATTTAGCAATTGGATCGTTACCAAAGTCGCCACTAACCTTTTTCTCTTCACATAAGAACTCTTCAGTCATCTCTGCGATCAACACAGCCTTACGAGCTTCAATTTCTATCGCTAAATTGTCCGCTTCTTGCTTCATTCCTTGTTGTAATTGAGGATTCGTCTGCATTTGTTGTTGAACTTGCGGATTTTGCTCTAAATCTTGTTGAATTTGCTGCATTCTATCAATTTTGTCTTTAAATTCTAGTTGAACTTGCTCATCTGCCATTAAAGAGATGTGTTCAAAGATGTTTTTCTCAAGTGCAGCCATAATAATAGGGTTATTTTTAGCCATATTAGTCCCCATAAACGCAATATGGGCGGCAATGTGTGCTCTATGGTCTTGGCCGGTAAAAGCTTGAAAAGGTTTTCCGCCAATTGCATCAATATGTTCTAATGCTGGATTTTTAGGTTGCGGTTGTGGAGGCGGCGGAAGTATTTGGTCAATATTTTTGACTCCGATAGCCTCGTACATATCTCGATACGCTTCATACATATTATGCATTTGCGGATTGGATTGTGCTAATTGTAATTCTGTTTGTGCAATGGAAACTCTTTGGGTTGCTGAAAATATATTAGGATCAGCAACAGGTAGGATATCAATCCTATCATCAAAATCTGTTTGTTTAATCTGTCTCTCTCCTCCTACGACATCATAAGGATAAACCGGTGGCAAGTAAGTTGCGAATGCCCTCGACAATAAAACAAATTCATTTTTCATCGATGCATATAATCGCTTATGGATTGCTGACATTACCCTTGAACCACGTTCCAAAAGAGCTACGGTCGTACCAACAGCGGCCTGCTGGTTCCCGTCCCCGACCTGCATGTCAGCAATGGACGCGAATCTTTGTCCTGCACCGACACAAATTTCCATCAAGTGTAATAATGTCTGTGATGGTTCTTTGTACGGCAAATTCATAAAAGCATCTTTTAGATTTCCACCAGGAGCGTCTACGTCACGCCATTCCCCGGGTTGCAGAGATTGGGCATCATCTCTAACTCTGATACCCCTCTGTTTGAATCCTGAAGGTAAATTGGAGAGTGTACCTGCATCTATGAGTTGACGAAGCGCAGACGTGGCTGCTCGTGTTAGACCGCCAATCATATGGATTAATCCAAAACCGTAAAATCCTAGTCCAGGTAAAAATTTGAAATGGATAAAATATTGGATTTTACTTTTCTTCTGATCATCTACTTTGTAATTTCTTCTAATAGATAAAACTTTTCGCGTGCCATTGTCAATTGTAACAATGTATGGAACTTTAATACCTGTAGGGAGTCCATCTTGACCCCGATCTTCAAAGCCTTCTAAATCTAAATCAACATGACATTCTATTAATGTATAGATAGGATTATTCTTTTGATAACCTGTTAATCTAGTTCCTTCCAGCTCTCGTTCTTTTTTCTTCAATTCAGTTTCTTCAGCATAAGGCTTACCTAATTCTACATCTCTATAGAATCCAGATATTTGTTGCTTGCGAAGATCGTTTCCTGAAATTTTTAAAACATGACAAATGGCTTCCGCATCCTCTAATGAGGTAGCAGAATACGGAACCACTAAGTCATCTGCAGTGACGAACTTTGATACAGCTCGTCCCAGTAAATCGTCGTAATAAACTTTTTTAAATGTTGAACCTGCAAGTGGCAGGTAAAATAACATCTGATCAAATTCAGCTTCATATTCTTTCATGACATCCATGATTTGATAGTTCATAAATTCTTTAACTCTTTGCGCCTGATCCTGTTTTTCAATAGTTGCTTTTCCTAAAACCGCAGTTCTAATAGGACCATTGGCAGGCAGTAATTCTTTATAGGCTTGGGCTTGGAATTGGGTTACCGCTTCAGCGAGTACGGGATGCGTTGCACCCGAAGCTCCTTGAAAAGGTCGAGTTCTTTGTTCAAATTGAAATCCTAAAAGATCTAATCCTTGAGTGTAAGATCTTTCCCATTCTCTTCTTGATTCTTTGTAGTCAGTATAGTTGCCGTAAAGTTCTGAACCGATAGGGTCTAAAACAGAATCGGGTAATAAATCAGCTAAGTTCGCATAGTGATCGCCGCCAGATTCTTGCGACATGCTACCAGGATCAAAATCAACGTCAACGGATCCATCTTCATTTTCTGTAACTTCAGTATTTTCCGAAGAAGGAATCGACTCCTGTACTTGAGTCTCAATTTCAACTTTTTCATCTGGGCTAGGAATGGTTATACTTTGCCTTACGTTGGGAAGACCCTTATCTATTTCTGCCATTTATTTTCTCCAATTTTATAGGTTTATCCTGTTTTGTTTCTTTAATCAAGCCTCTAGGATCTGGTCCCCTTACCGGAGGGATTGCATTCCATTTTACATGCTTCATGTTTTTAGTCAAAGTCTTATTTTTCATTAATAGTATTCCTTAAAATCCATAGGTCGAGGTTTATCTTTATAATCTTCCGGGTGACCTAGCAACCCTCCTTGTCTAAATCTCATTACCGCTTGAGTAGTACTATCCACCAAGTCATCATGTTCACCATAAGGAAATGCTGCACATTCCTCCATAACTTCTTGGGCAAATTCCAGATGCGTTGGAGCCCAAATCTGTCCAGCTTCAAACAAAGGCGAAACTGCATTAACTCTACTATGCTTATCATTACCACGCGAAGGCGTGAAATTCACTACCGGAATTCCCATATTTCTAAGTTCATAAGTGAGAGGCAGTCCAGCTGCTTTAGCCTCGATTAAAACTATTTCAGGTTCCCAATACTTATAAAGCTTTAGCGCCTCACGTCTTAAATTAGGGAACTCGTATCTTTCCTTAACCGCATCAAGTAAAAGTAAATTAGGTTTAGTATCTTCAGTCTCTCTGAACACACCCCAGGTGGTAATAGCTGAAAAGTCAGCGGTTTCTTTTTTTAAATAAGCGGTGTCATAGCTTTGAATGACGTAATCACATTTTGGAATTCCTCTATCTTCTGGCCACTTCTTCCACCACTCCCTTTTAATTAAAGCGCCTTCTTCAGAAGTTGGATTCTGCATAAACTGCGCATTCCATTTCGGTAGTGAAACAGATGCTTTAACCGATAGAAGTTGTTCCAAGTCCCAATATTCTGGCCACACGGGTTTACCCGATGGCATGATTGCTGGAAACTCAATCACTTCCCACTGATCTGCTTTAGGTTCTTTCTGAGCATTTTGTAATTTTCCAGTTAAGTCTCCTTTATTCCAACGAGTCATAACTAGAACGATCACCCCATTGGGTTGAAGTCTTTGTCGTGGTCCTGTGGTGTACCATTCATACGCCCGGTCTAAGGCTTTCTTCGACATGGCGTCTTGTTCCGAGTGAGGGTCATCAATAATCAATAGATCCGCACCTCTTCCAGTT